CCGCCTGCATTTTGCCATGGTTGAATAGTAGTTTGTGTTTTAGTTGCATATGTGATCGGTGATTCGCCAACACTTTCTGCACAACCAGCCAATACTTGATTATAGGTATAAATGATATGACCCTGAACAAAACTTATAACAGCACTTGCCCAACTTATTCTAGTCGTAGGGTCTTTTAGTGGTACAAAAGCATTACTGCTTATACCAATAAGATTTTGAATAAATCTTGCCATGCTTACCACTGCATTGCTTGTAATATTATCTGCTTGTAAATATTTTTGGCAATATTGAGCACTTGTCAAATAGGTATTGCTGCTATAAGAATCAAATAGTGTCATAAGTGCCGCAATACCATCTTCTGGTTTTGCATAAACAGCAAGATTATTAGAAAATCCAATACTGAATTTATCACTTGTGCTATATTGCAGATTGCCTGGATTGTTTTGTAATTCACCCACACTGTAATTTGCTGATTTATTATCCTTACTTCCTAATCCACTTACGTTAAATGATGCACCTGTTCCATAGGTAATGTTTTGCACATTGCTTTGCACTGTATAACTTTGACCACTATTGTTATAATTTGAAGGTGAATACTGCGATGCAATACTACTTTGACCAGCAAAACTGCCCTGTGGTCCACTGTTGTAAGTTGTTGGCGGAATATTATTAGTCATTGGTCCATAGCTTTGTTGAACCTGTGTTCCACTGCCATAGTTACTTGTTGCGCCATATTTTCCAGCAGCACCACTTGGTAAACCTTGGCTACTGCCATAACTTGGCTGTGCAGCAGGATTTGCAGTAGCTTTGTGTCCTGTCCATGGTTCTGCTGCTGGCATTGGGCTTGCTGGTGCTTGTGCTGGTCCTGCTTCTGTTGCCTTTGTTGCTTCAACTGTATTAAGAGTAACGCAACTACCTTTAATATCAATGTGCCCATCACTGCGAACTTGTAAGCAATCATCACCAGTTAGATAAGTTTTCATGCCTTTGAGATGCAATCCCATTTTACCAGTAAGTTTAGTGCTACCACTGCCTAAAATATTAACGTCTTTGCCTTCAATATTCAATCCTTTGTCGCTCTTAATATCTACAGTATCACCATGAAGTTTAAGGGCACCTTTTGTTTCTAAACTTATTCCGCTATTAGCAGTAACATTAACTTGGCTACCACTATAAACATTGATGTCACCCTGACTGCTAATTTCTACCCATGCAGTACCTTTGCTGTTGATAACATAGATAAAATCTTTGCTATCGTTCATCATAATCATATGACCAGCCGCTGTGCGCAGTCGCATCATTTGACTATTGCCTTTGATATCGCCATCATCCATTACAAAGCTATGACCGCCTTTGCGTCCATGAACGCCATAAGCACTTGCGCCAGGATTATCTGGGTCTGGATATGGTTGTGGGTCATTGGCATCTATTGGTTTGCCTGGTGTAGATATACCAAATACTGCGCTTGGTGTCTCACGCATGCTGCTGCTTGTACCTGGTCCACGATCAGGGTCTTTAAGCAATCCTTGCTTAGTCCATATTTGTTCTTGTATATCATGTGGCAATTTTTTAAGAGTGTTGGGACTACTAAAGATACTTGGATCACTTGTATCGCCATAAAAATCTACTGCTGGTGCAGGACTGCTGCCGTCTACTGGTGCACTTAAACCTGGCATCATATGAGCATATGGAAATTCTGGAATACACGCAAACCAATAACCACGAAGTGGATCACCATTAACAAAGATACATAAAACTTTCACACCAATATCAGGCGGAACAAACCACATGCCATAACTATGTGGCGATCCAGCATAGCCGCCGCCATCACGATGGTCAGTAACGCCATAAAAAGGTGTGCAATAACTTACCGTGCGCCAACTTTTATCATCTGTAGGATCACCACCAAGTTCTGTAATATAAACTTGTAGTTTTCCACTATAAGTTGGATCAGTATTTGCTTTTACAATGCCAACGAATGGACCAGGATTAACACGAACGCCATCTGCACTTTCGTGCTTACTCCATTTTGGTGCTTGTCTAAATTCTGGTGCGCCTAAATCTGCCATTGGTCTTCCTTTGTTTTTTAGTGTATCGTTCCAGAATCTTCACCAACTCCACTATTTGGATTTGATGCGGTTGCTCTGCTTACATTAGAGGTAATACCAAGTGCCTTATCAGCAGGATTGCCTGCTATTACCGTATTATTCGCTGGTTCGGCTTTAGGTGAACCACTACTGCTACTTACTGGCGACGAACTGTTTGCTGAATCATTGCGACTTGGCGTAGTTGCTGTTGCCGTTTGATTACGAACACGATAATTTTTAAGTTTCTGTGTAAACTTTCCACTATTAAAACTACTTGTTACTGCAGAAACCTGAAATATTCCACTAAATTGACTGTAAGTTAGATTACTATTAAAAAGTCCAGTAGTGTCATCATAATCCTGATTTGGCGTAGCAAAATAAAAGTTAAAATAAGCAGGTCGCATAAAATTAATACTACCATTTGTGCCAGGTATGTAAGGTTGTGCACCAATTCCTGGTCCATATAAAGTTGAATCTTGACTTATCCAATCTGGATCACCTACTATAGTAATATCTAATTTGAACATATCGCCCATATTATCATATAGTTTTTCCATGAGATTTTGAACAGCGATAGTTTTATCATCTATTGTAGTTGCGCTTGTATTTTGACGATTGGCAATACCACGAACATAATGATATTTTGGTTTGAAAAATCTGTTATCAGTGCTTGCATCATAGGCACCAACATATGTGCCGTCTGCTGGATTGCTTTGAGTGCCTGGATTGCTATTTGTTTGTTTTAGATTGCCAGGTTTAGCATTACGAATTTCAAAAAATGCTGCATTATATTCAAGATTAACATCCAACACATCTTTGTTAAGACCGCTGTATGTATAAAGATATTGTTTAACAATCTCATTAGGATCAACTGTTTTTTGTCCAAATCCAGGCGCATCATGACCACTCATAACATAAGGCGTAATATGATAGGTAACAGTTCGTTGATAAAATCCAGTGCCTTTATCAACTTGACCAAATTTAACGCTTGGCGTTATTTTCCAAGTATTAACTGTTTGGCTATCTTGACCACTAGTTGTGTTCTGGTCTAACATATAACTTGAAACACTCAATACGCTATTAATAAAATCTGTAATTTTAGTGCCAGCTTGTGCATTAAATCTTTTTGCCTTTAGATCAATCGTTAATTTTCCAGTTTGACCTTGCTGCTTAGTAGTAGCATTGCCTGGATCAGTCATTGCAGTTGTTTGTTCTGTAAATTTAGCAACTTCTGAAATTGTTGCAGATAGCAAAGACTGATCAAAAACAAAATTGTATACGTTAGGCAATTCTTGACCAGCACGATTTCCGCCAGCATCTGGTAAACATTTTTGAATTTCTGCTTGATTTAGAGCATCAGTAAGACCTTTAATAACAGTTGAATCGCCTGTTACTGGTCCGTTTTGTGTTGTTACTGTACTAGCAGGTTCACGACCATCTAAACCACCCGAAGTTGTTGTTGTATAACTTTCTGCGGTTCCTTGAAATAAATCTGCTATCGTTGAAGCTTGAATTTCAACGTGAAAAGGTATTTGATTATCTAATAGTGTAGAAGCGATACTATGAACAGGAATAGCATCAACTGTATATCTCCCACCACTTGCAGTTATTTTCATTTTCATTTTTGTGAAAGTAAATGGTATATATTTTGTTGTTCCTTTAATCTTTTGAGGTATACCAATATCATCATATCCGTAAAAATCAATAACCATTACAAAGAAAGTGTTACTCCAATTAGCATTATTGCCATTTAATGCTATTGCAACTTGTTGAAGTTTTCCAAGAAAATTAGTAGTATATGGTTCAATTACTTCAAATTTAATTCGTATAACATCAGTTCCACGAGTTCTTGTATCATTTGCAACAATTGTTTCTAATTCAACATTATCAATTCCTAGATCAGTTGGAAAATATGTTCGGTCTGTTACAGTGCTTGCACCGATACCGCCATCGCTTAATACAAAATAACCACCTTGTATAAGTGCATTTTCATTGCCTGGCGTTAAACCGCTATTGTAAGTTAAATTAATATTAGAAGTAGGAACTGCGTATATAGATATTTTATAGGTATAATTTACATAGTCGTGTAAAATATTGCCTTTTGCCGTTGGAAATTGACTATTCTGTGTGCTAGGTGAACTTTGAACACCGCCGCCAGCAGTTGAACTACTGCTTCCACCCGTTGCTTTTCCACTACTTGTTACATTTACACTATTTTGTGTAACTGCATCTTCGCCAGGTTTACTATTAGAAGGTACACCGCCATTATTGGCAGTTGTTGGCGTTTGATCGTTATATATTGATGGACTAGGATTATAAACTGTAGCTACTTTTGTACCACCACCGCCAGCAATATCTTCTGCAATACCACTGTTATTAATATTAAATCCTGCATTTGGAGCAACTGCGGTTATATCAGAATTTTGTGAGTTGACAAAACCTACACTTGGCGCAACTGAAGTTATATCAGTATTGGTACCGCTGCCACTGCTTTGTGCAGTATTACTATCAATTACCGTATCGGTTGGCGCTGGCGTTGGCGGCTCAGGCGTTGTAGCGGCTGTTACAGTTGCAGGCGCATCCTGACGTGATTGTTGTGCTGCATATGCTTGTGATAGCGCATTATCAAATGCTGCACCCTGATTAGTATTAGGACTTGCTTGTAATGTCGCAGCATATTGATCTGCAGTTAAGTTTGTTTTTGGTGTTGAAATTGCCTGTCCTGTACCAACACCAGTTTGATTTGTTATAACAGTATCGTTTGGACTTATATCTTGAGGCAGAGCAAATATAGTGTTAAGTGGATCGCTTGAATCATCTTTAAGAGCTAATTCAAGTGCTGGATAATTCCCACTTGTTAAAATAGAATAAGCTTGTGCCTGGTATGCTGCGCCATTAACTATGCCTGTTTCAGCAAGTTGTTGATTTTTCCAAGTTAATAATTGGTTGCTAGCTGCAGTTAATTGTTCATTAGGACTTAATGTTGTTGGCATATTAAGTTCCTAGTGCGCTTTGTAATGTAGCCTTTGTTGGTATATAGATAAGTGTACCAGCAGTAAAATCCCATAGTGGATCAAGCAGTGTATTTGGATTACGAACAGCAAAAACCCACCATAAATCACTACTACCATATAAATCGTTAGCAAACAAATCAGGTCGCAAATCATAATTTACAGGTATTGCTGTTAGCAAATCATCAGCAAGTTTAGGTATTGAACGATAGTTTAATAAGTCTAGGAATTTACCATTATCAAATAGTGGAGTGCCATAATATGGACTGCCTTGATTGTATACCACTGTTCCAATAGCCATTATAACCAACCTCCAGTGCGTGTTCGTTGACCCATAGCCCCAGTTGTAAGTTTGCCTTGTGTAAAGTTATCAAGGCCAAAGTTATTGGAGATATTGTTGCGGCTATATGTTGGTAACATTGTTAAATTTACAGTCAATGTTGTTGGAACCTTTTGTTTTTGTGTTCGCACAGTACAGCTAATATAATCAACATCATTTGGAAACGTATAATCAAATCCTGTAATTACTACAGGAATATGGTCAAATGTCCATGGACCATAAGCATCAAGATATAATACTGGTGGAGGAGTACCAGCTAATTGGTCTTGTCCATAAAACATTTTTGTCGTAGCACGAAAGAAATGCATCATTGCGATAACATATTCTGCTTCTGCTGGATAATTTGCTGTAAACATTCCTTGTATAGAAATACTATCTATCTGACTGTGTTGGTACTGTGGAGTAATATAGTTTGTATGAACAAGTGACATTGGATCATAACTTGCCTTATGAGCAACTTGAATAGTTGGCGTATATGGAAATAAAACGCCGCCTAAATCTTGAAGTGGTGCCAATATTTCACTTGTTCCAATAAATTTGCCACTTTGGTCATAAATGATAACACGGTCTTCATTATCATCCTGAAAAGCGGTTGCGCTTTGTCCGCTTACTGGCTGTAACAAACTTTCAGCAGTGCCACCTTGCGCAACACCACTTCCATTTAATCTGCCGCCAGTTGGATCGCTGCTTGCACCGCCAGTTAATCCATTTATTAAACCATTTACGCCAGCATTGATTGCTGTGTTTATTAATCCTGTTTTTAAGCTTTGTGTGCCATAGTTTGAAACATGATTGATGCCATAGTTTGCATAACTTTGAGCAGGCAAACTATAACCAACTGTGCCTGGTGCTGGATTTTTTAAATTATAACCAGTATAAGAGCCAATATTATTCTGTATGCCATTGTTAGTAGGCACTGCCTGACTTGGATTATAGAAAGTCGGCTGCGTCTGATTAACCGCAGGCGTTCTTGAATAGTACTGATTGGGCTGATAAGTAAAATTAACCATGATTACCTTAATAAAAATATTTATTAATTAATAATATTGGTATATAATAGTAGGTATGACAATGAAAAGAACACCCTATCTCACAAACAAAGACCTGCTAAAAGAAATTCATAAAAGTAAAAATAATTACTGTAGTTTTCTAACTCCAGAAGACCAACAATATGATATTATTTTACCAAGTCTTAATAAAATTAATCAAAAAACAGTTGCAGAAGCTAAACGTGCTCGTGCTGACAGAATGGCGAAACAAGCATGGGAAGCCTCTACTGCAGCAGGAATCAAAAGCAAATTAGATAGTCACGCTGTAGATTGGCATAAGATTCCAAAAACTGAAGTAATTTTTAGAATTACTACATGGGATCATATCCCACTTGCACCAGGTCGCAAAAAATCACCAAAAGCAACCGCAGATCACCATGTAAAAGTTAACTTTCCGCCATTTCAACATTATCGTTATAATGAAAATGATGAACTTATATGTGTGGCAAAAAGTCACTGGGAAGGCGGCATTGAAAATGGTTGGTTTAACAAAGATCACGGAAAGATGACCCCAAACCTTGCTAGAATGTTTATTAAACTTTGTGAACGCTATGGTAGTAAAGGAAATTGGCGTGGTTATACATACAATGATGAGATGCGTTCTCAAGCATTGCTACAACTATCACAGGTAGGGCTACAATTTGACGAAAGCAAATCTAACAATCCTTTTGCTTATTATACTGCTACTATCACCAATAGTTTTACTAGAATTCTTAACGTTGAAAAACGCAACCAAAACTTACGTGACGATATCCTTGAAGCAAATGGATTAAACCCAAGCTATACACGCCAAACAGATAATGCACTGCGTGGCGGTAGTGGCGGAGATTTTGGATTTAATGAATAATGGACAAAAAATTTACATTTTTAGAACTAGAACTATCTTCAAAATGTAATGCCGCGTGTCCACAATGCCCACGTGAAGAACCAAAAATTAAAAAAATTTTAGAAAACGAATTCCAAGAAATAACCTTAGAAAATATTATTTCTTGGTTTACCCTAGATTTTTTACAAAATTTAAAAACTATTGATTTCAAAGGTTCATTTAGCGAACCTGTTATAGCACGTGATTTTTATAAAATTGTTGACTACTTTATAAAAAATACAAATGCTTATATTAGTATTTGTACAAATGGCAGTTTAAGAAAACCAGAATTTTGGTATGAATTGGGTATATTATTAGGTGAACGAGGAAGAGTTATTTTTGGAATTGACGGGTTAAGTGATACTCATAGTATATACAGAGTCAACACAAATTATGAAAAAATAATTGAAAATGCAAAAAGTTTTATAGATGGTGGCGGCGAAGCAGTTTGGCAATTTATTATTTTTAAACATAACGAACATCAAATAGAAACTGCAAAACAACTTGCAAATGATTTAGGATTTTCAAATTTTAAATTAATATCTAGTGCAAGATTTGAATCTTCTGAATCTTTTGTTTTAAATAAAAAAGGCGCAAAACTTGAAAAATCAATAAATTATTATGCACCTACAGCTACTGATATAAAAATTAATGCTACAAAAACAAAATCTGTAAATTGTAAAAGTAGTAATCTAGGATGGATAACGATTGATTGGAACGGCGAAGTTTTTCCATGTTGTATGAGTCAAATATGGAAAAAAAATATTCCAGTATTGCACATAGATTCAGAAATTTGGTATAAAAAGATTGTAAAGTCGCCACATGGATTAAACCTAAACAATGATTCTTTGGATAATATTTTAGAAAAAATAAATGTTTTCTACAATGATCTTGGAAAAAAATATATTCCTGCAACATGTGCAAAATTTTGTGGGACTAATAAATTAGATACATTTGTGAAACAAATTGACTTTTAATTTTAACTATAGTATATTGAGAATATGTCCAATTTATTCCGCAAAGCAGCCATATTCACCGACCTACATTTAGGTTATAAAAGCAACAGCCAACAGTTTCTTGCAGATTGCGAGAACTATATGACATGGTTCATTGACCTTGTTAAGGCAGAAAAATGTGATACCATTCTTTTTCTTGGCGATTTTCATGATACACGCAATTCTCTCAATATCAATACAATGGAAGTGAGCCTACGTTCACTTGAACGCCTCAATGAACTTGGGTTGCGTGTTATCTTTATTCCAGGCAACCATGACCTATATCACAAAGACCGTCGCACCATTACCTCTGTGCGTTATATTCAAAAGTTTAAGAACATTGAATTGATTGAAAACCAACATACCGAAGGCGATGTAACCTTTGTTCCATGGTTGATTGGTGAAGAATATAAGAGTATGCAAAAGATTCGTTCAAAATATGTCATGGGACATTTTGAACTACCACACTTTAAGATGAACGCTATGGTTGAAATGCCTGACCATGGCGGACTTAAAGCTGACGATTTTGGTAGTATTGATACTGTCTTCACAGGTCATTTCCATAAACGTCAGATTAAAGGCAATGTGCATTATATTGGAAACGCCTTTCCGCATAATTATGCGGATGCGTGGGATGACGAGCGTGGCGCGATGATACTCAACTGGGGTGCGGACCCCGTGTATCATAATTGGACAGGTGCCCCTCGTTATCGCACGTTGAATCTCATTCAGATGCTAGAATCACCAGAAGAACACCTAGATGACCGCACCTATGCACGTGTTCAGTTAGATGTGAGTATTTCATATGAAGAAGCTAACTTTATTAAAGAAGAGATGCAAAAAACATATAATGTGCGTGAATTAAGTCTTATTCAGCATCGTGGTGAAGTGTTAACTGAAAATGCTATAGGTGACGTTGCATTTGAAAGTGTTGACCAGATTGTACTAAGTCAAATTAGTAATCTGGATACGCAACATTATGATACAAAGTTGCTTATGGAAATTTACAATTCACTTTAATTCAGGTATAATAAATCATGTTAAAAATCAATAGTTTGACTGTTAAGAATTTCATGAGTGTGGGCAATGCGACCCAAGCCGTGAATTTTGATCGTAGTGACCTAACCTTGGTATTAGGTGAAAATTTAGATTTAGGAGGTGATGACACTGGTGCTAGAAATGGCACGGGTAAAACCACAATCATCAATGCCTTGAGTTATGGTCTCTACGGTCAAGCACTTACTAACATTAAAAAAGATAACCTTATCAATAAGACCAACGGCAAAAGCATGTTGGTCACTGTTGAATTTGAAGTGCAAGGTCGCCAGTATCGCATTGAACGAGGTCGTCGTCCTAATATTACTAAGTTGTACATTGATGGGCAGGAACAAAACGGCTATCAGGATGATAGTCAAGGTGATAGCCGAGAAACACAAAACGATATTGATCGCTTGCTAGGCATGAGCGTAGATATGTTCCGTCATGTTGTTGCGCTAAACACATACACAGAACCATTTTTAAGTATGCGAGCCAATGATCAGCGTCAGATCATTGAACAGTTGCTTGGTATTACTATTCTTAGTGAAAAGTCAGATATTCTTAAAAATCATATCAAAACTACAAAAGATATGATAAGTGAAGAAAAAATTCGTGTCAAAGCAGTGCAAGATGCTAATTCTCGCATTGCAGAACAAATTGAAAACTTAAAGAAACGACAAAAACTTTGGCAAACAAAGCATGACGAAGACTGTACTAAGATTGAACGCAATCTTATATCACTTAGTCAAATTGATATTGATGCAGAAATTGCCAATCATCGTCTTCGTGAACAATTTCTTGCCAATAAAAAACTTGAAGATCAATTAAAAGGCATTGAAACTCGTCAAAAGCTGTGGGAAAAAAAGCAACTTGATGATTGTGATGCCATAAAACTACAAATTGCGAACCTTTCTAGTATTGACATTGATGCAGAAATTGCAATTCATCGTGATATTGCAGATTATGATGCTAAAGTAAAACGCCGAGATGAGGCGAAACGGTGGATTGCATCTATTGATGTTGCAAATGCAAAAGAAGAAAAGACGCAAGCTAAGCTAAAGAAAGAGATTGAAGACCTTAAAAACCACAAATGTTATGCGTGTGGTAGTGAACTTCATGATGATAACCAAGCAGACATACTTGCAGCAAAAGAAGCAGCACTGCGTGAAAGTGCATTGCAGTTTATTGCAAGCGAAGGTCAGCGAATGGACCATTATACTACACTAAAAGAAATTGGTGAACTAACACCACCACCAAAACCATATTACAAAACGCTTGAAGAAGCATTAAACCATCGCAATACTCTTGAGAATATAAATGCTTCTCTTGAAAACCGCATGCTTGAAACAAGTCCGTTCAGTGAGCAAATCATTGAACTTGCTACTGAATTAGGCGATAGAGAGTATATTTTTGAAAATCAACTTGGTTCATTGCACTATGATACTATTGAGGATGCATTAAACCATCGCAATACACTAGAACAATTAGCAACTGTATTGCTTGAAAAACAAGGCGAGCCTGATCCATATGCTGAACAAATTTCAGAAATGGAACAAAATGCTATTCAAGAAGTAACCTGGGATACTATTAATAATCTTACCCAAATGCAAGAACATCAAGAATTTTTGTTGAAAATGCTTACTAATAAAGATAGTTTTGTTCGCAAAAAGATTATTGACCAAAATCTTGCTTATCTTAATAGTCGTCTTGGCAGTTACCTTGCAGCAATTGGATTGCCGCATGAAGTTAAATTTCAAAACGATCTTAACGTAGAAATTACTGAACTTGGTCGTGACCTAGACTTTGACAATCTTTCACGCGGTGAACGCAATCGTCTTATTCTTTCGCTATCGTGGGCCTTCCGTGATGTGTGGGAAAACTTATATCAACACATAAATCTGCTCTTTATTGACGAGTTGATTGATAGTGGCATGGATAGCAGTGGCGTTGAAAATGCGCTAGGTATTCTTAAACGCATGGGACGTGAACGAGGCAAAAGCATTTTTCTTGTGTCACATAAAGATGAATTGACAAGCCGAGTAAATAATATCCTCACTGTAACAAAAGAAAATGGGTTTACTTCCTATAGTAATGATGTATGATTAAATGGCAATTGAATTTGAAATAACATTTAACGCAACTAAAGGCATTAATTGGCCATGCGTTTTGGTATTATCAAATGATAAACCATTAGGTTCTTACACAGTTACAGATGAAAAAAGCACAATTGTGTTTGAAGTAAACAACTTTGAAAATTTATCAAATAACTTGGCTATTGTATACTTTAATAAAAATGAATCGGAAACTATTGTAAAAAATGGTAAAATAGTACAAGATCAAAGTTTAGAACTTGTAAAAATACGTGCAGATGGTATACTATTAGAATCATGGTTTTGGACTGATAATTATTATTATCCTGATTATTTTGAAGGATACTTAAAAAATGTCAGTGATGCACCAAAAAAAATTATGAGCCAATTGCATTGGCATTTTCCTGGCAAATTTGTAATTACTGAATTACCAGATTGCAATAATTTTTGGCAATGGTATAAAAAACAAAGAACAGATAGAGTGCTAGCAGAGTTAATTGATCCAACTGGACAAATAAAAAACAATTATAATAGCATTACTGATGAAGACCGTTTATTACTAGCAGAATTAAAAGAGATATTATTGTATGTTTAAAAAGGTAGCATTAGTAACGTTACCAAGTCAAGAACTAGAAAGACCGCCTGCAGCGCCTGCTGTTTTAGGCGGTATTTGCAGAGATTTAGGTGTAGACTATGATGTTTTTGATATTAATCTGCAGCTAGCACGTAATCTTACACAAACAGATTTTAATGAAGCAAGCGATTATTGGCGAACTACGCATGACCGACCACTATCAAATCAAGTATTGAAAGAATTTAATAGAACAATTGAACATATAATATCTCAAAATTATGATTTAATTGGAATATCTGTATTCAGTAGATTTAGTACTCGTGCCGCAAAATTATTTTGTGAACTTATTCGTTCAAAAACAAATATCATTATAGTTGCTGGTGGACAAGGATGCACGACTCCGTGGAGCGACATGAAGTTTGGTGATTGGCTGTTGCACAAAAAATTAATAAATCATGTGGCATGGGGCGATAGCGAAGAACTGTGGAAACACTGGTTAACTGGAAACTTTTCCGTAGCAGGCACTGATAGCATTCCGCCTATTCAACTAACAAATTTAGATAATATACCACCTGCTGATTTCACAAAGCTTAATCCTTGGAACTACTTTTATAATCAAGTACCTGGCATTTATCTTACTGCTTCACGTGGATGTGTTCGTAAATGCACATTTTGCGATGTACCAAATCGTTGGCCGAAATATAGGTATCGCAGTGGAGCAAGCATGGCTAATGAAATGTTTTTGCACTATAAACAAACTGGAGTGCAGATATTCCAATTTACAGATTCAGTAATTAATGGAAATTTAAGAGAATTTCGCAGTCTTAATGAAAATATTATTCGTGTAAAAGAAGAAAACAAAGGTTTTAATCCACGATGGTTAAGTCAATTTAATATAAGAAAAGCAAAAGATATGCCAGAAGAAATGTATGAACTTATGGCAGAATCTGGTGGTAAGATGTTAATTGTTGGTGTTGAACATGCTAGTTGGGATGTTCGTAAACACATGGGTAAAGAATTTAATGATGAAGATTTAGATCATCATATAAGAATGTGTGCTCGTCATGGTATTCAAAATGTTTTTTTAATGTTCATAGGTTATCCTACTGAAACCGCAGAAGATCATAAAAAACAATTAGAATTTTTAGATTATTATCAAAAATATATGTATTCTGGTACTATTGCTATGATAAGATGGGGTTATACAGGTAGTATAGATCGTGGGAGTTTGCTAGAAAGTAAAAATTTAGGTTTTGATTTAGTACCAGAATTTCCCAATCTTAAGTTAGAACATCTAGAAGATCAAGAAGAAGATTGGATTTACGGAAGAAATTGGATTAATCTTGACAATCCTAATTTGACGTTACGAGAACGTCTTATACGTCGTGTACAAGTACATGAACATAGCGCAAAGTTAGGTTATCCTATTACAAAAGGCACAGAAGAGTTAAAAATATTAAAAATTATTGCTGAACAATTATTAGCAGGCAACAAAGAAAAACCAAATCGTTCCTTATTAATTTCAGCAGAAGAACATTAGCGAGATAATTATTTTATAATGACATCACCACAAAAAGCAAAAGGCAATAGTTGGGAACGAGAAGTTGCTAAAGACCTTACAAAATTATATGGGGAAACATTCATTCGTGCGCCTGGTTCGGGTGCATATGTAGGCGGCACCAACACAAAACGCAAACAATTCTTACACGAAGGACAAATTCGTTCATTCAAAGGCGATATTATACCTGGTCAAAGCTTTCCTAAATTTAATGCAGAATGTAAAAGCTATGGCGATTTTCCCTTTCACCAACTGTTTAGCGGAAGTTGCAAACAGTTAGATGTATGGCTAGACCAGTTAATGGATGCTAGTGACGAAGGCGATTTTAACATTCTTATTATGAAATTTAATCGTAAAGGCAAATTTGTTGCTGTTGAATTTGATCAGTATTATGATATTCCTTTATTTGTTGAAAATCATATGCTTTATACATATAAAAATATTCGTTGGGCAATTATGGAGTATGATAAATTTTGGCAATTGAATAAAGATATGGTATCATTGGCTTGTTCTTAAAATTTTATCTTTTGGCACATTAAGCATAACTACTATTAGGCACATCAGGCATCTCAGGCACGATAGTTCATTCATCAGAATACAACTGAAGGTTGGTAGCACCCCGACATTGCTATACTGGACAACGTTTGGCTAACGATAGGCTAAACGATGAGGCTCTGAGAAAAAGCAACCTCAACTTACATATGTTCGCTAACAAGGGTATATGTAGGGTCCGTTGGTACAATCTACAGGATGTGAAGGGGTACAGGCTAACCGCCCCACTCAATTAGTTGAGTTCCGTTTGTTAGTGTCTGTTTGATAGCTCAAATGAAGCTCAAGCGACATAGATTTCCTGCTTAAGGGAATCTATGTCTGAAATCCAGTCTAAATGAAACTGTAAAGAATAATATTATTAAGAAATAAGAAAAAAGGTGAGTGAGCGATAGCGAACGAACTGATGTGCGAAGCACATCATATAACTTAGAAATAATTAAGACCTGTTTTCTTGGTAGTTTCTAAATGATCCTCAATTATTTTAGCAATAAGGTTTCGTTCAGTAATACTCATGTTCATAGCTTCTTCGTATGTAACACCACCTCGCATATGCCAACACATTTGAAGAATATTTGATTTTATTTTTTTAACTTCACCCTCATATTGATCCACTAACGCCATGACTTCATCATGGGTGAGATTTACGATAGTGGATCGAAAAAATTTCCATAATCAAACGTTATGCCAACATTATACTCTTTTTCGCAAGATTCACACATTACTCTTGCTGGTTTCATTTTTATTTGATCTGCAAAGTCACCTAATATTTTTTGAACAGACTTAATAATTTTGTTGTTAGCATTGGCATAAAATTCTTGTATATGTTCACGATTAGTTACTATCATTTCATTTTCAATAGTAATACTCTCTGTAGAATTGGCAAGTAATGTATTGCTAACATTTACTATATTTTGCAAATGAACATCAAATGTTGCTTTGCGTGTTTCCACATCAATAGAATCATCTGCGATTACTTGCATAAGTTTTTGTTCTTCAAAGTCAATAATATTGTTTTTGTTACTTTGTAGATAATTTTGTGGTTTGAATTTAAACGTTAACCCTTCAATTTCAAATGTTTCATTATAGTTTGGACTTTTTATATACATCAACACATTGCCAAGATTTAGTTGATGGCGGCTCTCTGTTCCACAACCTGGGCATTTAGATTCCATGTCCATCTTGTCGCCATATGTTGCTATTCTTATCGCAATTAATATTGCGTCAACATCAATAGTTGGTGCGCTCCATGCATTTAAAATTTGCGGAACACAGCTTTCTATGACACTTATTACACCTTGTCCATTCATAAGTGCATCTGGTGTTCGCAACATGATTTCATCTTTGGCAGTCATGGGCATTACACCTACTTCGCCATTTGCTGACAGATTAAGGCTATTTTCTGCCCAATATTTTCCATTGCTTGGAAGTTTAAGGTAAATTGCTGGTTGACGAAAGTGAGATGCTAGCGGATTTGAATTTTGCATTTTTTTGAATCCATAAATAATTGATAGACTGTTTATATAGTGTACTATTATTTAGAAGAGTAAAAAATGGCTGATTCAAATGTTTTTAGTGACAAAGACCTTGAAGATATCAAGGAAAGAGTGTTAAAGATAAACAACACCTATGGTATACTTGACAAATCTTTGTTGCAGTTAGATAATGCAATAAAAAGTGGAACTGCAAATCAGCGAGCCGCATTTAGTTTATACTCACAACAAGATGTATTGCGAAGTCGTATACAAAAAGGTGTTACTGAGGAATTACATCGTTACACCGAAGGACTTAAAACAGGCAACGTAGATTTTATAGAAGTTCGTACTGCGCTAAATGAAATGCGTGAAGAGGCATTAAAGGTTGCAGGTGACAACGAAGAGTTAAGAGCAAAAATTGAACAAGATTTTAAATCAAAAGAAAACGGTTTGCGATTACAAAATGCTTATAATCAAACATTAGGCAAGGCAATAAATGTTGCTAGCACAGTTGTTGGTGGATTAGTTGCGTCTTATCAAAGTAGTACAAGTGGTCTAGAAGCAGCCTTAAACAATGCCAAAGTAGGATTAGATTTATTAGTATTAGGCGCAAAAGGCGTTGCTTCATTATTTAAAGGCATACCAGTTGTTGGAGAAGGCATTAATGCTGCTGCAGAAAAAGTAAGCGAAGGTGCACAAAAACTTATGCCTATTCTTAACGCCGAGGTTAAGAAAATGGCAGATTCATTCAAAACAGCAAGCAATTCTGGGTTGATATTTGCTGATGGCATAAGTGGATTAAAGAATGCAGCAGGGGAAGCTGGTTTGACAACGGGTATATTTGCAGATGCTATTAAACAAAATAGCGAAGCAGTTTCTATATTTGGTGGCAATGTTACTGCTGGTGCCAAGAAGATAGGACAAATAACTAAACTAATAGATACAGGTTCTCTACAAAAACTTGGATTTACACTTGATGAAATACCAGGTTTAATTGCACAAACTGGCGCTCGTTTGCGTCGTAGTGGTATAACAGGTGATGCAGAAGTTGCACAAGCAACAATGGATTATGCAAAAAATCTGCGTACTATTGCAGACCTTACTGGTAAAGACGCTAAAACTCTAATGGATAAGCAAGATGTTGCAGAACAAGACCTGGCTTATCAACAATTTTTAGCAGATAAAACACCAGAGCAAGCTAACGCTATTCGTCAACAAATGATGGCATTGCCTGAATCAGTGCAAGCAATGGCTAAAGAAATGATGATTAGTGGCGGTCAACTTACAAGTGATACTACCAATCTTACTGCTCAACAAATTCCTGCTTATAAAGCAATGGCAGATGCAGCATATGCTGCAGCAAATAGCGGAACAGCAAGCGCACAGATGGGAATAAAAATTCTTCAAGATAATGCTGCTGCTGCAGAAGCACAAACAAAAAGCATTAAAGATTTTGCTCTTGCTGCCAGCGTTTTAAACGATGGGTTAAAACCAGTTGCTGATGGCATTGCTAGTGATCGTGCACTGCTATTGCGAGCATTAGACCCAACTAAACTTAATCAGATGATGAGTGATATTGAAAATGCTGCAAAAACTCCTGACCCAAAAACTGAAAATTTAGCAGAATTAGAACGTATTGGTATGCGTCAACAAGTTACAATGCAAGATGCTATTGTAAATTCACTTGGTGATTATATGAGCGTATTGATTAAATTAAACAAGGTTACCGAACTTGCAGTTCAAGGTTTTTCTGCAACTGCTAAGGCAGTCATGGGAAATGGTGAACAATTTAGTGATTTAGAGAAAAAATTAGCTGTAGCCTCTGCAGAAAATAAATCTTTGGGCACCGAAAGAACAGGATTATTTGGTTTAGGAAATTCAGAACAACAAAAAGCCGCCAATGATTTAGTAAGAATGACTTCTGATCAGGTACAACAACTTGCTAAAATAAACAATACCACTGTTGATGCAATTGCTAAAACTGCTGGATTTGCTAATACTCAAAAATTAGATGAAGCAAGAACTCAACAACAAGAACAAGATATTGCCACAATGAATGCTGCCCTTGGTGCAGGTGGTGCTGAGGGAGGCATCTTCAGTGGACCATCAAGTGGTTACCTAGCAAAACTTCATGGAACTGAAGCAGTTCTTCCAGAAAGTTTAACAGAAATATTGATGAATAATGCTACCAATACAAGTGATGAAAATAATAGCGGCGCTGCTTCACTATTGAATAATGCAAATCTTATTGGATTAGGTGGCAATAGTGATTCTTTACTTGAAATGTTAAATCGTAAAATGGATGATTTGATTCAGGCAACTCGTGAAGTTGCGGGTCATACTGAACTTACTTCTCATAGAATTGCGTGATGATGAATTATGTCCATAAATAACTAACAACGAGAGATTATTTAATGGCTACATGGAAAAAACATTGGCGTATTGTAAGTGATGGAGCATATAGCCCAGTCAATGGCAGCGTAACTGATTATAGCAGTTACAATTATCTTGGATCACAGGCTAACGCTGCATATCGCAACTATCAAAGCATGTTGCCAGATGTTTATAGTGGACATCCTAATCGTATTGATCGTTATACTCAATATGAAAATATGGATTTAGACAGTGAAGCTAATACTGCATTAGATATTTTGAGTGAATTTTGTACACAGATCAATGTTGATACTGGTACTGCTTTTGATATTCATTTTCATGAAGATGCAACTGAAAATGAAATGATGATTCTTAAAGAGCAACTTAAAAGTTGGTATAATCTTAATGAATTTGATAAACGTGTATTCAAAATTTTTCGTAGTGTGTTAAAATATGGTGACCAGGTGTTTGTTCGTGATCCAGAAACCTATAAATGGTATTGGACCGAAATGAATCGTGTGTCAAAAGTTATTGTCAACGAATCACAAGGTAAAGTTCCAGAAATTTATTATATTCGTGACTTGAATCCTAATTTGCAAAATAGTACAATTACTCGTCCACCAGGTCCAAATGACAGTTATGCGTTTGCTCCTTATATGGGTGGTAGCAGAACTTATACCGCTGGCGGTGAATTATTTTCGCCAAATACTCGCTTTGGCGCTGGCAATAATGAATTTCCTGTTGCTGCAGAAC